CTAATAAAAAAATTAATGTTGAGACCAAATCTGGTATAAAACAATTACTTAACGGTTAAAATGAATATTTCTAAAACTATAATTGAAGAATTACAGAGATATAATAATATAAATAATTATATTTCTGAACAAGAAGCTGATGTGACTGCCGATACACCATTACCAGGTGCGGAAGTAACTCCTGAAGTACCAGGTGGTGCAGAAACTCCACCAGTGACTCCACCAGCTGAACAAGCTGAACCAACACCAGTTGATGTTGAATCTGACCCTGAAGTTGAAAAAGTTGGGGAAGAGGAAGAAAATCAAACAGAAGAAATGGAGATTACTGATTTGGTAAAGTCACAACAAAATATTGAAACCAAACAGGAAGAATATTTTAACAACTTATTTTCTCAATTATCAAACTTAGAAAAAAAATTGTCTGACATGGACAACGTCATGTCAAAACTTAATGAATTAGAGGCAAAGATTGAAAAATACAGACCAAAAACTAATCAAGAAAAATTAGAACTTAGAAGTTTGGATTCAGGACCATTTAATCAAAAACTTACGGATTTTTTTACTGATAAACAAGGAGATATTGAAAAATCAGGAAAAAATGAATATGTTTTAACAACAGACGAAGTTGAAGATTACTCTGTTGATGAAATCAAAAGAACTTTTAATAATTATGGGGGTGAAGAAGAATTCAAACCCATCAAATATTAATTGACAACACTTATTTGACTTTTACGGCTGACACTTTTATTATTGTATATTAACTATTAAATTATATATTATGGCGACAAATTCTTTAGATGCTGTTCTCGCTCAGTATGAAAAAGCGAAATCAAACACAGGTGGTAGTAAAATCTCACAAGAGGACCGAATGAAGAAGTACTTCGCGGCAATTCTACCACAAGGAAAATCAACAGGACAAAAAAGGCTTCGTATCCTACCAACTTCTGACGGCTCGTCTCCGTTTAAAGAAGTATGGTTTCACGAAGTACAAGTGGCTGGAAAATGGAATAAAATCTATGACCCAGGTAAAAACGACAACGAACGTTCTCCACTTAATGAAATTCACGATGAACTTATGTTGACAGGTAAGGCTTCTGATAAGGAACTTGCAAAACAATATAAAGCACGTAAATTCTACATCGTTAAAGTAATTGACAAAGACGCACCTGAGGACGGAGTTAAGTTCTGGCGTTTTAAGCACAACTACAAGAACGAAGGCATTCTTGACAAAATCATTCCGATTTGGAGAGCTAAAGGTGATATCACTGACCCTGAAAAAGGACGTGATTTGATTCTGGAACTAACAAAGGCAAAAACCCCAAAAGGCATCGAGTACACAGTAATTCAAACTGTAATGTATGATGACCCAGCTCCACTTCATGAAGATAAGGAAACTATGGACTCTTGGGTTAAAGATGAACTTTCTTGGAAAGATGTTTATTCTAAGAAGCCTGTAGAATATTTGGAAGCAATTGCTCGTGGTGAAACTCCAAGATGGTCCTCTGAACTTGGTAAATACGTTTACGGTGATGAATCGGGTGAAATGACAATGGGTGGAACAATATCTGACCCTCAGTCTGAAGATGAACCTGACGGCGACCTACCCTTCTAATTTAAAAAAAATATTAATCAAACTACCCCTGAAATATGGGGTGGTTTTTAATACCTTTAAAAATGACAATTCAAGAAAAAATCTCAAAAAAACTTTATGATGCTCTTATGAGCAAATACGCTTCCGAAATGAGCGAAGCAGAAGCTACACTTTTGGTCTATTTTAATAATCCAGTTGGAATTGGAGAACATCCACAACACTTGGAAGAAATGGATAAAATGGTTGAAAAATACGCAAACGCAAAAGATAAAAGCGAAGCGTTACAACAAATTGTAAAATATAACTAATTATGGCAATAAAGAAAAAAGAATTCTCTTTAGATGCAATCAAAGACAAGTACTCGACTAAAACCAAGTACAAGGATACACAATTCTTTGAAGTCGGCGAGGCTTTTCACAATAGCTGCGGTATTCCCGGTCCTGCTATGGGGAATATTAACATGTTCCTCGGTCACTCGAACTCTTCAAAGACGACTGCCTTGGTTAAAACAGCGGTAGATGCTCAAAAGAAAGGGGTATTACCTGTGTTTATCATTACTGAAAAGAAGTGGTCTTGGGACCATGCGGTTGAACTTGGACTTGAAGCCAAAATGGTTGACGGAGAATGGGATGGATATTTTATCTTTAACGATTCTTTTGACTACATTGAGCAAGTAACTGATTACATTAATGAACTTCTTGACGAACAAGAGAAAGGAAATATTCCACATTCTCTTTGTTTCCTTTGGGATTCGGTAGGTTCAATTCCTTGCAAAATGACTTTTGACGGTAAGGGTGGTAAACAACACAATGCTTCGGTACTTGCTGATAAAATTGGTATGGGCATTCATGCTCGTATTACAAAGTCAAAGAAAGAAGATTACCCATATTACAACACTCTTGTTGTAGTTAACCAACCTTGGGTGGAACTTCCTGACAATCCGTTTGGTCAACCAACAATTAAGGCAAAAGGTGGAGAGGCTCTATGGCTCGCATCGGCACTTGTATTTCTTTTTGGTAATCAGAAAAATGCCGGCATTAATCATATTACGGCAACCAAAAATGGAAGAACTGTATCTTACGCTATCCGTACTAAAATCTCTGTACTCAAGAACCACATTAATGGTCTTGGATATAAAGACGGAAAAATCATTGCAACCCCACAAGGATATATTGCAGATGATAAAGACGCACTTGAAAATTACAAAAAAGAATATTCACAGTATTGGAACGCAATACTTTCAGGAACTGGTGAAATAATTCTTGATGAAACAGAAGAAGTATTTGAAAACGAACAGTAATCAATTATCTTTGTATCTGTGAAAAAGACTCTCCTTGTTGACGGTAATAACCTGTTCAAAATTGGTTTCCATGGCGTGAAAGACTATTTCCACAATGGAAACCATATTGGAGGTCTTTTCCATTTTATTAATACCCTTAGAAAGTTTATTGATGAACATAACTTTGATAAGGTTGTTGTTTTTTGGGACGGTGAAGAGTCTCGTTCACAAAGAGAAGTACTTTATCCGAAATATAAAATGAACCGCAGACTAACGTTTGAGGACCCCATATATATTTCTTATTTGTACCAAAAAAACAGAGTAAAACAATATTTGGAGGAAATGTACGTCAGACAACTTGAAGTCCAAGGAATCGAAGCTGACGACTTAATGGCTGAGTATTGCAAAATATCTGAAAATGAAGAAAAATTGATTTTCTCAGGTGATAGAGACCTTACCCAACTAATTTCTGAAAAAGTATCCGTATATTCGCCAAATTTAAGAGCGACCTTTAAAAACGGAGACAAAATCAAATTAAATGATTTTGAATTTCCCCACTATAATATTTTAACCCTAAAAATTATGATGGGAGATAAATCCGATAACATTGAAGGTATCCAATCTCTTGGTGAAAAGACTCTTGTTAAATTATTTCCTGAAGTGCTCGAAAGAAAAGTTACTTATCAAGAAATTTTAGATAAGGCGGAAATACTTTTGAAAGAACAAAAAGATAACACAACTTTGAAAAATATTTTGACTGGTAAGACAAAATCAGGTATATTTGAAAAAGAGTATTATCAGATAAATGAAAAGATTGTTGATTTGTCTAACCCATTATTGAATGATGAGGCGATTGAACAGGTTGGATTAGTTTATTCTGAAAAATTGGACACAGATGGTAGAAGTTATAAGAATCTAATCAAGTTTATGGTGGCTGACGGGATTTTTAAATTTCTTCCAAAAACAGACGACGCATGGACATATTTTATTACACCATTTTTAAAGTTAACAAGAAAAGAAAAAAGTAAAACAAAGTAAAATTTTTTATGAAAGAGCAAAATGCAGATTTAACAAAGTTGGAGTTTTTGATGACCGTAAATGACAACTTTATTGTACAACGTTATTTTAACGTTAAAGACTACAACCCAAAGGCCAAAAATTCAGTGGAGCTTTTGGAATTGTTGGATGGATTTGTTGTCAATATGAAACAACATCTAAAGATGAAGAGTGTTTCATATATGTCTGACAACCAGTATGAAATTATGGAAAACCCTGAGGTTCTTGAAACATCTTTCACGGATGGACCTGAGGTGTTTAATTTGTACCTAAAATACAATGGTACAATAATGTATCACTATACTTTTGACG